CTGCGCCATTAAAATCCTAAGTTTTCAGAACTTCATAAAAGTTCTGAAAACTTGTTAGCGGGGCGAAAAGGCTTTTTCGACACGCTCCTATCTTTATGAAAGGAGTCCTGTTCTCTTGTTGACCACGGAAACATTTCGGAAAGCGGCCCGGGACCCGGCGGAGTTCGGCAGCTACTATCTCTCGCACTACTTCACCCGCCGCTCGCCCCCCTTTCACCGGCAGCTCTCGGCCCTGTGGCGCCGCCGGGTGATGAAAAACCGTGACCCAATCTCGGACTGCGCCGCCATGCTGGCGGAAAAGGGCACCCGCAGCGCCATCGCCGCCCCACGGGGCCACGCCAAAAGCACCGTAATGAGCCTGCAAAACGTCCTCCACGCCGCCCTGTTCGGCTACAAGCGCTACATCCTGCTGGTCTCGGACACCGAAGCACAGGCGGTCAGCTTTCTGGACGCCATCAAAAACGAGCTGGAAACCAACGAGCGCATCTTAGCGGACTTCGGGGAGCAGCCGGGTAAAACGTGGAAGACCGGCTCCATCCTCCTGACCAACGGCTGCCGGATCGACGCCGTAGGCAGCGGCCAGAAGCTGCGGGGACGGCGCAACTACGAGCGCCGCCCGGATCTCATCCTCTGCGACGACATCGAAAACGACGAGGGCGTCCGCACGGCGGAGCAGCGGCAAAAGACCGCCGACTGGTTCTGGAAGGCAGTCTGCAAGTCCGGCGACAGCTACACGGACATCCTCGTCATCGGCACCATCCTGCATCACGATTCCCTTTTGGCGGGTCTGCTGGAAAACCCCGGCTTCCAGAGCCGGAAATACCGGGCCGTCCTGTCCGACGCACCCTCTCCCCTGTGGACGGACTGGGAGCGCCTCGCCTCGGATCTCGCCGACCCTGACCGGGAAAAAACCGCCCACGCCTTCTATTTCAAGCACCGCAAGGAAATGCTGGCAGGCGCAAAAGTCCTCTGGCCGGAAAAACTCAGCTACTACGATCTGCGGCTCATGCGGCTGACGGAGGGGGACGCCGCCTTCAACTCGGAAATGCAGAACCAGCCCATCGACCCCGCCGCCTGCCTGTTCTCCGCCCAGTGGTTCCGGTACTACAACCCCGCCGAGGTGGACTTCCGCGCCGCCGATTTCCGGTTTTACGGCTACTGCGACCCCTCTCTGGGCCGCACCGCCTCCAGCGACTATTCCGCCATCGTCACGCTGGCGGTGGATCGGAACACGGGCCTTGCCTACGTCTGGGACGCAGACATTCAGCGCCGCCACCCGGACAAGATCATCGTCGACATTCTGGAAAAGGAGCGCCTGCTCCGCCGGGAGACCGGCCGGGGCTACACCCTTTTCGGCGCGGAGACCAACCAGTTCCAGTGGTTTTTAAAGGAGCAGCTTGCCCGGGAATCCGCCCGTCAGGGCCTGTATCTGCCCATTCAGGGCGTCCGCTCCACGGAGGATAAGACCATGCGGGTGGAGACTTTACAGCCGGACGTGAAAAACGGCTACATTCTCTTTCGCCGGGATCAGACACTGCTTTTGCAGCAGCTTTCCCAATTTCCCCTGGGCGCCCACGATGACGGCCCGGATGCGCTGGAGGGCGCCCGCACGCTGGCCCGCAAGCAGTCCCGGACGGCGAACCTCTCCGGCCTGCACCTGTAAAAAACTCACGTGAGACTTGTCCGACCTGTCCGCAAACAGGGGAGCGCCCCCAGCGACGCACCCGGCAAAAACGCACATACTTCCTGAGCCTGTCGATGAAGTGGTAAATTCTCCGCGACGGTAAGGAAGGGTGTGCGCGGGACTGCGCCCGCAGGCGCGTTTCGGAGCGCAACCGCCGCAAGGCGGCTCTTAGCGCGGAGATAACCCAAGAAGGGATACACCGTCGGCTCAAGCCAAACAGCGGATACTTCATATCCGCTGTTTGGGGGCCTTCCTCGAAACAGGCTCGCTTGATCCGCCACCGGCGGCGCTTCACCTGTTTCCCTGCGCCATTGAAATCCTTAGTTTTCAGAACTTTTATGAAGTTCTGAAAACTTGCTCAGCGGGGCGAAAAGCCTTTTTCGACACGCTGAGATTTGTCCAATTTTTTACGAATGAAAGGAGCCTATCCATGACCATTCCTTACTTAAACACCGCCCGTCCCGTTCCCATGAGCGACATTCCCGAAGAATACCGGGACATTGCCGAGGCCATCGGCCTTGAGGCCTTCACCCAGCTGACGCTGCTGTGCGGCGGTCAGAGCCTGTACATCCCCAAACGGGAATCTCTGGAGCGCAACGCCCGTGACCGGGACATCCGTGCCCGATTCAACGGCTGCAACTACCGGGCGCTGGCGGTTCAGTTCCGTCTCAGCGAGCGGCAGATCCGCAAGATCATCAACGGCACCCGCACTTAAACTCAGCGTATCGAAAAAGTCTTTTCGCCCCGCATGGAGCGGGAATACACCGTCGGCCCATGCCGGTTTCCGTGCGCTTTGCGCCCGAAAGCCGGGGGCCTTCCTCGAAACAGGCTCGCTTTATCCGCCGCTGGCGGCGCTTCGTCTGTTTCCCCTTCTTGGGTTATCTCCGCGCTAAGAGCCGCCTTGCGGCGGTTGCGCTCCGAAACGCGCCTGCGGGCGCAGTCCCGCACACACCCTTCCTTTCCAGCGCGGAGAATCTACCGCTTTATCGACAGTCTCAAGACACGCGGACAAAACTCACGTGAGTTTTGTCCGCACATCGCCCCATCCGTTCGCCCCGCACGGAGCAGGGGAGCGGCCGCCGTCCTTCCTTTTCTTTACATTTTTGTAACAAACGAACTTTTTCTTTGCTTTTTCCCCCTTTTATGCTACACTATTCTCGAAAAAACACTCTTTTTCAAAGGAGGGCCTTGCCATGCCTCAGGATCCCGCGCCCATGGACCAGCTCCGGGACGAGCCGCTGCGTTTTCTGGAAACGGAGCAGTTTCAGGAAATGCTGTCCGTCTACCGCAAGCTCAAGCCGCTTGAGCAGGAAAACCCCCGCAAATTCCGCAACCAGCTGAACACCTACGACTTCTCCGACATCTACCCCATTATGGACACCTACCTGCAAACCCGTGCCCTCTCCGATCCGGAAGCCGTGTCCGCCGTCATCGCGGAAGGCGCGCCGGAGAGCGTGGCCTTCGCCTCCACGCTGCTGGACATCTTCGAGACCACGGTGGCGGAGCGGGTGCAGGAATATGACGTTCTGGGTAACAGCCCCGCCACCTACTTCATCTGCGGCGTGTGGGCCAACATGAAGCGGGGGAGGGAGTTCCACCCGGCGTCCAACGGCATCACCGTCACCTACGATCAGCCGGACGCCTACGGCAACCAGAACATCCGTTACCGCAACAAGGATTACGAGATGACCCTCATCTTTGAGGCGGTGGAAGCCTACACGAAAAACCTCAGCTGGACGGCCCACCGCCTGCTGATCTACACCCTGATGCGGGGCAACGCCGACAACTGGCGGAACAACACCGCCACCTTCTCCATCGAGGAATACATGGCGTGGGCGGGCCTGAAAAGCCGGGACGCGGCCTACCGCCAGCTGAAAAAAGATATGCAGGCCATCACCGGCATGAAGATCACCGCCGAATCCTTCAAAAAGTACTTTGAATCCTTCTACATCACCCACCTCGCCACGGAGGCCTACATCAAAAAGTACACCGGCGAGGTGCATATCTCCTTCGCGGAGAACGTGCGCCACTTCCTGACCCAGTATTACCAGCTGATCCCGGACTGGATGGGCCTCCTTTCGGAAAACAGCTACCGTCTGGCCTTCTACCTGTTCTACCGGGCCAGAAAAGCCCCCATCGACGAAAACGGCTCCTTCCGCATCAAGATCGACGACATCATCCACTACATCGGCCTGCCCACCAAGGATGAAGTCAAGAACCGCAACTACGACGAGGCCATCATCCGCCCCTTCAATAAGGCGGTGGAGGAGATCGAGAGCATTTCCAACGGCTCCATCCATATGGACTTCGACTATGACGACATCAACACCTTTCTGGCGGGCCGCATGAACGTAGGCATCGACCAGACCCTCTGGGACTACATCAAGAAGCTGGACAAGACCCGGACGGCCAAGCAGCTGAAAGGGAAGACCTCCCACAAAAAAACGCCGGAAGCGGAAACCTGACCGGGACGGCCTGCACGAAACCACGTCTGAACTCCCCTCCGAAAAACCGCCCGTTCCGGGCCATTGTGCAGAAACCGCCGCCCACTTCTCCACAGGGAACCCATTTTCGGGCCGATTTCCCTGAAAAACTGCCTCAAAACGCCCTCCCCGTGGAGAAAATCATCCACGATCCTCCCATTCTCCCTGTCCAACTCCTACTTCCCCCCGTGCAATACCGACTTCACCCCGTGCATTTCCCTACTTGCCCCCGTGCAAACCCCGCCTCTCCGCCCCTCCCATTTTTCCAATTTTCTGTCACTTTTATACCCATATTTTTCGGTTGATTCGTGAACTAACTCCAAATTTTTCCAACTTTTTCCCACCACACCTTTTCCCCCTCATTTCCCCTTATAGATATACTAAGATATATGACTGCCCCGGACCGCTTCGCCGGTCTCCGGGGCGGTGTGCTACAATACTCCTGACCAGACCCAGAAAGGAGACGTTCCATGTCCGACACCTTCGACTCTCTCCGTCCCCGGATCATCGACTACCTCTATGATCGGGGCATCGATCCCCGCAAGCGGTTCCGCTGTCTGAACCCGTCCCACCTTGACCGGGACCCCTCCATGGGCTTCGATCCCAAGCGCAACAAGGTCCACTGCTTCGCCTGCGGCGCGGATTACGACCTCTTTGACCTCCTCGCCATCGACAACAACCTTTCCTCTCCGGCGGACGCCCTTTCTCTCGCCAGCGAACGGTACGGGGACGGCTCCGCAAGGCGCTCCGTCTCCTTCAGCGCCGCCGGATCCTCCCGCATAACGAACCGTCCCGCGGAGCGGGCCGCTCCTGACGGGGGGAAGGGGGGAGTTGGGGGCTGCGCCCCGTCTTTTTTCAGCGAAGAACCTCTTTCTTCCTCCTATCTCTCGGACTGCTTCGCCCACCGGGAGGAAACCCCCTACTTCACCCAGCGGGGCCTGTCGGCGGACACCGTCACCCGCTTCCGCTTAGGCTACGATTCCAAGCATGACTGTGTCGTGCTGCCCTGCGAGGACGGCCGCTGCGTCCGCCGCTCCGTCTCCGAAAAGCGCTACCTCAACGAAAAGGGGCGCCCCTCGCCGCTGTTCCAGCCGGAGCTGCTGACCGGAGCAGGGGAGGGGGACCTCGTCTTTCTCCTTGAGGGCACCTTCGACGCCCTTTCCGCTGAGGAACTGGGCTATCATGCCGCTGCCCTCAACGGCTCCGGCAACCGGGAGAAGGCCGCCGCCCTCCTGCGCGGTCTGCCCAAGCCCGCCCCCATCCTTTTGCTGACGGACAGCGATCCGGCAGGGGAGACGTGGGCCTCCGCATTGACGGCAGAATTTCCGTGGCTCTACCGCTGTCCCCCCGTGCCCTACGGCAAGGATCTCAACGAATCCCTCTGCCATGACCGGGACGAGACCGCCCGCTTCCTCGCCCAATGCGCCGCCGACTGGGCGGCACAGCAGCCGCCCCCCTACAAGGAGACCTCGGCGGCAGGCCGCATGGACGATTTCCTCGCCTACATCCAGAAGCAGGCCGCCCGCCCGCCGCTGAAAACCGGCTTCCCCAAGATCGACGAGGCTCTGGACGGCGGCTTGTACGACGGCCTTTACGTCATCGGCGCGGTCAGTTCTCTGGGCAAGACCGCTTTCTGTATGCAGATGGCCGACCAGCTGGCCCAGCAGGGGAGGGACGTGCTGGTGTTCTCCCTTGAAATGATGGCGTGGGAGCTGATGGCGCGGTCCATCAGCCGGGAGAGCTTCCTGCTGGACACCTCCGCCCGGCGGCGCATGGCCAAGACCGCCCGCGGCGTGCTGGACGGCCGGCGCTGGAGCCAGTACACCACCCAGGAAAAGGCCCACTTGGACGCCGCCCGGACCGCCTACGCCGCCTACGCCGGACACATCTACTTCCGGGAGGGCGACCACGAGACCGGCCTTGACTACATCCAGAGCGAGGTGGCCCGCCACATCGCGGAGACCGGCGAAAAGCCGGTGGTGCTCATCGACTACCTCCAGATCATCGCCCCGGTGGACGTCCATTTCACCGACAAGCAGAACCTCGACCGCATCGTCTGCGCCCTGAAAAAAATGTCCCGGCAGTACGAATTGACCGTGTTCGCCATCTCCTCCTTCAACCGGGAGAACTACAACCTTGAGGTCTCCATGAACGCCTTCAAGGAATCCGGCGGCATTGACTACTCCGCCGATGTCCTGCTGGGCCTGCAGGCCCGTGGCGCGGGCCGTCCCGGCTTCCAGATCGACGAGGAAAAGCGGAAAGACCCACGGGAGCTGGAGCTGAAGATCCTCAAAAACCGCTCCGCCGCCTTGGGCCAGCCCATTTCCCTCCGCTACTATCCGGCCTTTTCCTGCTTTATGGAGGGCTGATTTCGGACAAAACTCACGTGAGACTCACGCCGACTTCCCTCGGCGCAACAGGAGGTATCCATGCCAGCAGAAGCACTGAAAAAACCGGACGAAGCGGCTATGTTCCGCATCCTCGCCCGTCACCCGTACAGCCCGGAGGGCGTCATCCTCCGCCTTGCGTGGCAGGAGGGCCTGAGCCGCAAGGAACTCAACGAACTCACCTGGGATCAGGTGGACTTGGACGGCGGCAGCCTCCTGCTCCCGGACCGCACCGTCCCCCTGGAGCCCTCCGTGGCGGACTGCCTGCGGGAGCGCTATGCCCGGTATCGCAAGCTGTCCGACCGGGTCCTCATCGCGGATCGCGGCAAAAAGCCCATGACGCCGGAAAACGTTTCCCGTCTGGCGAAGATCGCCTTGGACAGCGAGGGGCAGGACGTCTCCCTGAAAGATCTCCGCCGTGACTGGATCGTCCGCCAGATCAAGGCCAACGGCTGGGCCTATGGCGCCCGTGTCAGCGGCATGGCGGTGGGCAGTCTCCGGGGCATTTTCCCCGCCGCCCTCTGGGAAGACGCCCCCCAGCCGGACGTTCCGCAGACCGGCGACGATACGGAATACAGCCTTTGGCGCATCGTCCAGCAGGAGGACAGCTCCACCGCGGGCCTTGCCATCTGGATGTGCTGGAAGCTGGGGATGCAGCCGGGGGAAATTGCAGCCCTGACGTGGGATCAGATCGACCTGCAAACCGGCCTGATCCGCTTTCCCGACCACGACGTCGACATGGGCGCCCGGACACAGCGCCTTTTGTCCGACGTCCGGGCACGGCAGAAGGACGCCCCCACCAACCGCGTGTTCATCGCCCCCGCCACCGGCAACCCCATCGACCAGTCCCGCCTGTCCGTCCTCTGCCGCACCGCCATGATCCGGGGCGGCTTGGAGGGGTTCAGCCTTCGGTCGCTGGCCGCTTGGGCCGGCAATAAGCAGATCGAGGATGTTCTTCTCCGGGGGGCGGAGGAACAGGGCTACTTAGTGCGGGACACGGCGGCCGCTCTGCTTCACGTCACCCCCCGCACCGCTTGGGAGCACCTCAACCGCCTGAGCCGGAATAACCGGCTGACAAAGGTGGGCGTGCGCTACTACCCCGCCGGAAAGGCTGTGGCGGAGGTGGATTACCTGCCCATTCTCCGGGCTTACATCCAAAAGGAGGGCACGGCGGGCCGTCAGGCCCTGGCGGAGCAGCTGCGGATCGACCCCAAGCAGGCCACACATATATTAAAAAGAATGGTGGACAGGGGAGAACTGGAGCTGGTAGGTAAACGTTACCGTCTGCCGGAAAACAACCCATAACGTCACGCTTCCACCACAACTCGCCGTCAGCTTTCCGCAAAACCGCCGTTCTCATTACAGTTTTGTTACAGAACCCCAAAACCTATTTACAGTCGAAAAAAGCAGTGCTAAAGTATTTCCTGCAAGGAAGGTTATAGCCCGAAGTCCCGATTCAGATATTGGGTAGGCTAGCCACGATATGTAAATCGGGGCGGAAAGCAAAAGCCTGACTTGCAAAATTACCACTCCCGAAAAGGGAGAATTCAAAAGGAGGAAACCCCATGAAGAAGTTCCTTTCTCTGGTTCTGGCTCTGGTGATGACCATGTCTCTGGTTACCGTCAGCGCTGGCGCCAAGGACTTCACCGACAACAGCAAGATCAACTATGAAGAAGCTGTCGAAGTGATGTCCACCCTGGGCGTCGTCGGTGGTTATACCGACGGCACCTTCAAGCCCCAGGGCACTCTGACCCGCGGTGCTGCCGCCAAGATCATCTGCAACCTGATCCTGGGCACCACCACTGCTGACGCTCTGACCGCTGATGCAGCTCCCTACAAGGACGTTGCTACTACCAACGTCTTTGCTCCCTACATCGCTTACTGCGCTAAGGAGCGCATCATCTCCGGTTATGCTGACGGCACCTTCCGTCCCGGCAACACCCTGACCGGCTATGCTTTCATGAAGATGCTGCTGGGCGCTCTGGGCCTGCAGGCTGACAAGGAAGGCTACACCGGCCCCAACTGGTCCATCTCCGTTGCCAAGCGCGCTCTGTCCAAGGACGTCGCTCTGGATAACGGCCTGAAGGGCGAGTTCAACGGCGCCAAGGCTGCCACTCGTGAAGAGGCCTGCCTGTATGCCCTGAACATGATGAAGGCCGGCACCTTCTCCTATCCCAATGACAACACCGTCATCGTTGGCAACGTCTCCGTTTCCACCAGCGCCAAGGCTGAACAGGATAAGAAGACTCCTTATTATGAGACCGTCTTCAAGAACCTGCATGCCAACAGCACCTCTGACGCTTTCGGCCGTCCCGCTACCCGCTGGGATTACAAGGGCGTCAAGATCGGCACCTATGCCAAGACTCCTGACCTGACCTATGTCGGCTCTCAGAAGATCAATGACATCTATGCTGACCTGAACATGTCCACCAAGGACACCACTGCCAACCTGTATGTCAACGGCGTGAGCTTCGACACCGTCAAGGACAAGGACAAGAAGGACGTTGCTGCTACCTTCACCGTCAGCAAGGCCAACGACACCAAGCTGGATAAGCTGGGCGGCACCGCTGACAAGATCGGCAACGGCACCCTGATCGAAGTCTATCGCAACGATGACGACAACCATGTTGATGTCATTGCTATGTCCGTCTACGCTGGTAAGATCACCGACGTGAAGGACGCTACCTCCAAGAAGGACGCTTATGTTGTGGTCGATACCGACAGCACCATTGCTGACTTCAACGACGAGTATGAGACCGAGGCTTTCGCTGAGGACGATGTGGTCGCTTTCACCTATGCTGACGGCGAGATCCAGACCATGTACAAGATGGAGTCTGTCTCCGGCGAGCTGACCAAGAAGGTCATCGACAAGAGCCTGACTCTGGGCGATACCACCTACAAGTATGGCAAGGAGAAGACCTTCAACGGCACCTCCGAGGCTGGCCTGACCAACAAGAGCTCCTATGATGTCTATGTGGATGCCAACGGCTTCGCTCTGTACATCGAGGAGACCGGCGCTAACGTCTCTGATTACGCTCTGCTGCTGAATATCAACGGCGATGCTACCAACTGGATCAACGGCAACCGCGCAAAGCTGGTCTTTGCTGACGGCTCCGTCAAGACCGTTGACACCGATAAGGATTACTCCAAGACCTACTCTGCCAACGACCTGCCTCTGCTGGTTCGCGTCAAGGCCAACTCTGACGGCGAGTACAAGCTGAGCGGCAGCTACGAGTCTAAGGGTGTTCCCGCTCTGGAGAACAAGAAGCTGACCGCTGACGGCAAGACTGTCAACACCGATTCCAAGACCATCTTCGTGATCAACAAGAACGGTGAGACTGCCAAGTTCAATGTCTACACCGGCATCAAGAACGCTCCCGAGATCGTCGATGCTGCCAAGACCGCTGAGACCTATGTCTACAGCAAGGGCGGCGTGGCCAAGGTTGTCTACATCACCGGCGTGGCCACCACCAACAGCAGCAAGGACATCACCTTCATCGCTGGCAAGTCCGCTTCCAAGCTGAATGCCGCTACTGACACCGCTGCATACTATGTCTACAACGCTGTCGTGAAGGGCGAGGTCACCTCTGTCATGATCATGGCCAAGGCTGATGAGAACGGCAACGTTCAGTCTGACGCTCAGATCAACAACCCCGGCGAGCTGGACAACGTGATCTGGTTCTCCACCACTTCCGACTCTGACGACATCATCTATAAGGCTTCCACCAAGTCCACCAAGGGCGTGGATGTCTACTCCGCTGACGGCGTCAAGAAGGTCTCCGCTGATGAGGTTATCGTCGGCACGATGGTCAACGGCGAGAAGGTCGACGGCGCCAACATGTCCATGGCTTCCGACGTGAAGGTCTACACCATCAACAATGATGGCGATATCGAGGCGATCAGCGCTTCCGCTATCAAGACCAACTCCGAGGCTTCC